ATTTAATTATTACGAAGCGGCTGGATACTTGAAACCAAATACAGACTTAGCGTTTGCAATGATTTCCTTGAAGCCTAGACGCTGTGATGTAACTAGTACACGATGCTGATCTTCAACAAGGTAATCGCTTTCTACAGTTACTCCACGTAGACGGGGAACAACGAAGTTGCGTGTGTTGACAGCTAGAGCATAATAGGCACCAGCAGCGGCTGCTGGGAATTCGTCGCAAACCATTACTGATGAACCGAATACCTGACCAACTTCACCGGTCATCTTAGTGGCCATCTGATTTACTAGGTTGAAGTCCTGGAATTCTGGATCTTCTAGTAGTTCGAAGTAAGCGCGCTGTGAAACAACGTAAGCTACGTCATTAGCACGTAGACCATACTTGCCCATGTTCTTACGAAGTACAAGTAGACCTGCTGCAGTTAGGGCTGGTAGCGTACCAACTGTACCTGTGGCGATATCACGGCTTTGTGTCGAAGCATACTTTAGAAGACCATCGGCTCCTGTTAGAGATGTATAAGCTGAACCAGTAACGTTTAGGTTACCTAGTAGTAGCATATTTTCAACACCACGTGCGTGCTGACGAATCATGGCTTCACGTAGAAGTGGGAGAATTGGAAGAATTGCGTCTTCTTCTGTTTCGTTACCAAGATAGCTCTTAGCAACCATCTTAATGGTACGAAGTTCTACTTCTGTTAGAGCAATACCGGCACGAGTTGAACTGGTACGTGTATCTAGTGTACCATATGGAGCTGTCGCATCTGTTGAACCTGCGTTACCAGTGATTTCGGCGTAACCGGAATCTGGCATGATTGGAATGATCATGCTGGCAGTATTCATAGCGATTTCACGGAACATTGGAGCAAGAATTAGTTCATTCTGAATATCGCGCTCGATGTTTGTTGAAACTTCCTGTTCGAAGTCAGCTGATGAAACTGCAACTGATGAGTGTAGGTTTACCTTTTCCATTAGGCTCTTAGCAAACTTTGTGTCGTAGCCCTTACCTGTGATGCGAGCTAGAAGGAAAGCGTCATCCATATCATTGGAGAAAGTCTTCTTCCACTCTGACTTGCTGTCTCCGCGATCAGAGAAAACACGCTTTGAGTTCATTACGTTCTGTAGTTCTTGGCTCTTTTCAGCTAGTTCACCACGTAGACCATCTAGGGCCTTTGTTAGGTCAACTTCCTTTTCACCAAAACGCTTTTCTAGCTCAGCTGAAATGCGCTCTTCTGAAGTGCTGATTACCTTAGCAGCGGCTTCTGAGATTCTCTTTTCGAGAGCTTCAGCTGCTGCCTTTTCCTTGACGGCCTTTTCTGCAGCTTCTGCAGTAGCTTTCTGAGAAGCGGCTAGTGCTTCAGCAACGGCCTTGTTAATTAGATCCTGTGTTTCGTTTTCCATTTTAAATTTCCTTGACGCTTCTCGCGCGTGCTCGGTAGCAGCTTTTGTGTTACCGTTAATAAATTGTTTCTTAAAATTCTGATAATCTTCTTGACTATCGAATGACTTTGCCAATGAGAAAGTGGCATCCTGATTAGCTGGTACGGAAACTACCGATACCTCTAAAAGCTCGGCATCCTTTACAATCAATCCATCGGCTGACTTATCATAATCTGCATCTTTCACTAAAAAGCCGACTGAAAATGTTGATAGAACGCCTTCTTTTACTAGATCATAGATTTCACCAGCGCTCTTGCTGATTACTCCCTTGATTCTTAATCCTCTCTTGTCTGTAGACATTTCTATAACTTTACCAATTGGTCTATCATAGTCATGATTAAACAATAGGATTGGATTAATTTCGTAATTTCTTAGTCCACCTCTAGTCCAAGCTGTTGGTAGAATTCTATCGGATTGACGATCGACTGAATCTGTGCTGGCATAACCAGCGATTCTTAGCTCACCATCACCCTCCTCTACAGCTTTTATATTGGAGTCTAATTTGAATATTTTTTTCATAATAGATTTCTCCTCATTTGTATCATAATCAATTGTGATATCAAACTCTTCATCTAAGCTGCGAGAATCAGTTCTCATAGGATGACCTTTAGGTAAAAGGTCTGTATCATGTTTTCCAGAGCGAAATCTACCATTTCTAACGACATATAGGAAAGAGTTAACTCTAGCATATGCCCATTGATCTGCACTGGTTACTGTTGGTCTTACGGACTGGGGATTAGTATTGTATGCACCTACGCCTCTTTCGAATACTCTAGAAAGCATGCCTACTGTTACTTTTTTACCCTCGGTATCTCCATATTTATCGTTATGCTCTTTTGCTTTGACAGTAAGAGCAGCTTTAACTTGAGAACTTACAGCTTTATCCATTGGATCTTCAACCATGGGAACTTTGGTTAGTTCGGATACTTTCGCACCTGCTAACATTTCTGTTTCTTCTCCATCTGAATATATCCGAATAAGAGCTGCAGGATCATCCTCAGAAGCTAGCAGAGCGAAATCGCTTCCGGGTACTCCGAGCATGCCTTCAAACATTACATGTTCTATGCGACCCATAGTAGGCTTACCAGAAAGACTCCATCTTACAAAGTCTCCTTCTTTGAAGTCACTTCTATATTCTTCGTCGTCTTCTTCATCTTCGCCCAAATCTTTAGTATAATCCAAAGACTTACCCTCTAGACGATCCAGAGTTGCTGACTTAGCTCTAGCCCAGGTTTGTCCGGCATCTCCACCCCAGAGTGCCCAAGCTACTCTGCCATTAGATGGAAAACCAGGTTCACCAGGACTAAATCCTTCTCCCTGCTTGTCTACCTCATGACGACTAAAAAAGCTATGCATTCTACGAACGGTGCTAGGAGAAAGTTCTTGTTTATTAACAAGCTGTCTGGCTCTTGCAAGTCCTACGGAGGTTCCGCCATCGAAACCCTCCTTTCTCCAGTCTAAAGCTTTCTGTGCTTCTTTAGCCATGCCATCAGTAGGGGTTAGATCAATTTCTTCTCCCGCTACTCTAGCCATTACTTTTTCTCGGCTTTAGTAGTTACAGCATCAGTAATCTGTGGATTAACTGGTGTTGCTTTAGGTGCCACTTTAGGTTCTACACTCTTAGGAGCGATCTCACCGATCATATTCTCTAAGCGTGCCCATGTGCCTACATAACGCTTTACGATCTGAGCACGAAATGGTGCATCTTCCGCAGCGATATATTCCTGATAACTTAAGAACTTGCCCTTAGAGGTGAAGTACTCCCGTAAGTCATCGACTAATTTCTTTTTTGCCATTATTCTGACTCCTCAGGAGGTCTTCCTCCTTGGCTAGGATTAACAGCACTTCCCGCAATGTTTGCAGGAACTCTTATTTGAGTACCGCTTTCATTAGGCAGTGGATCCATTCCCATACCCATTCTAGCTTCATCAGGTGTCATAATACCACCATTAACTAGAGCAGAATAGTAAGCTGCTTCATCTCTCAATTCTGGCTGTAGGGCAGAAATGCCAGCTACATCCTCGTAAATCTCAAAACCAAAAAATGCTTGATAAGCAGAATTTAGTTTCTTTATAATTGGAATAATAGTCTCTAAATAATAGAGTCTATGGTTCGGTCTAATATTGGCATTATTTCCACTATCAACTAAGACTGGTGGAACACCCAATGCTTTTAAGACTATCTTCTCGTTGGAGTCAATAGATGGTCCAAAGTCTAACTCTTTAAAGCTGACATTTGAAATAGAATCGACTTCCATCCCACCATCTAGAATCAAAGGGTTTCTTCCACCAGATTGAGGTCTGTACTGTTGTTTCCAGTCCTCTTTCATTCTATCCTTGACACGCGGTGATAATGTATCTGGAGACTTAATTACTAATCCTGGGACAGCTCCGTTATTAAAGAAGTTGTCTTGGAAGTCTCTCATTGATTTCATCAACTTCATAGTTCTTACAGCAGGTCTTAATCTTGAGATGCCTCTGTAGATCGACTGAGAGTTGTTATCTTTAATATGAATAATCTCATTCGGAGAATAATCAAGTCTTCCATCAAACTCGTATCTTTCTACATAAGTACGCTCATCTGCATGGATAATTACTTTTGTAGACGGTAGATGGTAAAGATGTGCACCATCAAAGTAGATAAACATATTTCCATCCAGCATTAAATCCATAAGTAGGTTTCTTCTAAAAGAATGAATGTCCTGATATGGATTTGGCTGGTAGTTTAACAGTGTATCTAGAGTCTTTCTTTTAATTCCGGGTCTCATTGGAAAACCTACTTTTTCGGTTCCAATAGAATAGTTAATCTCTGCGGCATCATCAACAACCATGTTGATGGCTCTATTTACTATTTCGAGACTCTCGTAGAATAAAACATACGATCTTTCCGGTTCCCTACTGGAGGCTTCTGGCTGCTCCATAGCGATATAACGCTGGGCCGGATTTAATTTTTCAATTAGCCAGCTTCCTAGCTTCATCTAGCTTCTCCTTTTGAATCCTAACCCAGTTTTTTTGCTTTTCAGCAGTAGCTAGGGTAGGGTCTTTTCCGTAAACTGAGTGAAGCTTCATATGATGACTATGACAGAGAGTGACCGTATCTTGATAGAGCTCTTTCTCATGCTCTGCGATGAATTGATCTCGAATTGCTATAACTTCCTCATCCGTTGCTACACTGACCTTGTTGGTCCTACACCATTTCTCGAAGAGTGGTGTTAGTGTGTAGTAATGGTGAAAGTCAAGCTGTTCTGTTACTGCGCAAATCTCACAGGAAGTTCCCTTGTTATAGCGGGCTTTAGCTTTATCGCGAACATGCTTGATAGGAATTCGTTTCATGTCCGCTGAATGTTTTGCCATATTTCTTACTCCTATTTCATGTAATTATAGTTGTTTGGGGCAAAAATGTCAAGGTGCAAAATAGCGTGGTCCCCTTAAAACCCAATCTAACTGAAAAACCCTGCGTTAATGTCTAAGGTTAATTCCTCGATCATCTGGGTATTACCAACTTTTTTAGCTACTCCAGTAGAGCTAGTTAGATAGGCTTCTGTGTAGTTATTATTCTCTACATAATAAAAAGCATTAGGTACTAGAGTATTTGGTAGTGCGTCTACCTTAAAAAATTTTATTGGAAAACTCATTTTACCACTCCACTGCGTTCCATAAGTACTCTTCTAGTGAGAATACTGCTGTAGGTATTACTGTTCGTGGCCCAGTAGCTGGATAACGCTGATCCAGAGAAATCAAGTCTCGTTGCTCAGCGTGTAACCAACCAATCCTAGCCGGTGGATTATATATAGCCCAGTCTATTTTAGTAGTTGGCTCTAGAAGTTCCTGTAAAACAATCATAGTACGCTAGGCTTAACTGTGATCTGCTTTGGCTCACCCTTCAGAGTGTTTCCATTAACTACATATTTAAAGTTAACAAAATATATACCTGGACTTAGGGCGGAGCTATTTACGAGTTTAAATAGATATCCGTTAGTTACTTCTGGGCTAGTGTAGTCTTCTACTGTCATAGTAGCCACTACAGCATCTGTATCCTGAGGTACCTCTCCACGCTTTGAAGACTTGATCTGTACTACTAGGTTTGAGATAAGTCCTTTGGTTCCAGTAACAGTAGCAGGGATTAGAATTGATTCCCCTTCGAAAATTACGTACATTAAAATCCTCCTGCGCTAATCTTATATGAATAGATAGCGTATCTGATGGCGTCGGCCATGTGGCACGCATCATTGTGAATGGGCTTTTCTTTCGTTAAACCTTCACGGTTGTCCCACTGATACTGGTCAAAAGAGTAAAGAACATGCTTGCATCTGTCCGAAACTACGATTTTGTCATTATCACAAAGAGCTGAGACATAACTGATACCCGCTAGCACGTCCTTCTTGGCGTTATTCATGCTGATACCATACTGCTGTGCAAAGTCAAATTTCATCTGCTGGTTGGCGGAGTCAATGTAGGTAAAGTCTACCTCCCACTCGTCAATGAGTCTCTCGATTTCGACAGCGTGGCCCGCAGTAGTTTTTTCATTGTCCTGATATTCATCAACAATGTAAAAGGTTTCGTCCTCAGGGCAGAAAGCTACAACGACCTGCGCTGTAGGATCTCTGAACCCGACGTCTAGTCCTGAAATTTTATCCATCCTAGAGGTATCAAGTTCAGAAAGGTCACGGACCTGAGTTTCTTTGAGATCCCAAATCTTACCTTCAAAAGTCGAGAAGTCGGCCTCATATTCCTGACGGAACTCAGCATCGCTCATGGAGCGACGGGCTTCATCAACGTCCTCGGCAGTCATTCTAGGATTATCCTTCCAGGTTGCCTTTACGGAGAACCATTGAGGGAACTCATCACTGAATCCACGATCGAAGAACTTGGAGAACCAGTTCTTCTTACCACGAGGTGTCGAAATAAAGATCGCCTTTGAGTTAGGCTTATCTAGTGTAGGGCGCAGAGACACGTTAAAAGCCTCTTCACCATCTGTAAGCGCGGCTTCGTCAAAGATAATTAGATCGTAACTGCGTCCAACGCAACTGTCTACCTGATTTACCGAACCGATACGAATAGTTGAACCGTTCACTAGCTCAATAACACGATCCTTCGCATTATCTTTCACGACTTCGATACTGAAGTGCTTGATAAGAGAACGCTGTAAATCGAATGAAATCGAAGATAGATTGTAGTTCGGTGACATGACCAGAACATTCGAACCAGGGACCAAAGAAACTACTTGTCCAATGATATTCGCAATATAAGTCTTTCCCTGACGGCGAGATAGAGCAGCACACCCAAAACGATACTTCGGGTTATTGATTCCGTTCACTAGTGCAATCTGTGATGGAAGTGGATCTAGTTGCAGTTCCTTCAGATATTTGCCTATAGGCACTCGCATAAATGCGCTAGGATACTGAACTATAACGTCTGTGGGTATGTCTGCTCTACTTATAATCATGTTAATAATGCCTTTGCACGCTTCGTGCGTTCAGTTCTGTCAGCCAATCCATTGGTACCACCGTTGATACGCTTTGTAAGCGCGGTGCAGTTATCTACATCAGCTAACAAGTTTAAATTCTTTGAGTTCCAATACCAGACCGCTAAACGAACAGCGATCTCTGGGTCGGCGGCTAGATCAGGATTCGAAACTAGTGCGATACCTGTAGCAGTCTGTGCTCTCTGGTAGTTTTCACGTCCAGTAAGATGAACAAGTCCGCGTCCTCTGTATCTCCAGCCATCACCTGGCTGCACATTTCCCATTCTATCACCATACACACTATTCGCAAGTCCTTCGGGATTACGAACAACCTCAGCAGCCGAAGCCTTTGTAAACCGGCTAGGCCATACACGAGCAATCGTATCAGCAGATGTATAGTTTAAATTCTCTACAAGCTTCTGAAAGCCTCCACTCTCGTGGGCCATCTGACCCAGCCAGTGTGAAAGACGAACTGGAGAAGAGGCAATAGATCCTATATACTGTGACATAGCTTTTCCGAGAGTCTCTGCATTTTGAGTAGCTCCCATATGCTTCATTACAGCAGTCCAGGTTACTGGCCCCGGTTCTCCGTCGGCTGTAACTCCCAGTTTAGTTTGTACTCTTCTCCAGTCAATCATCAGTGGTTTTCCTGTG